TTGTCCTCAAAAGAGGACAAAGGGTTACAACCCCGGTAGTAGGAATACCTATTACCTATTATGTAACCCGCAAGGTTGGTTCCTTGCACTGCTTTACAGCACCAGTTAACTAACTTTATCTCCTCCTAGAATTCTAGTTTGAGATCCAGTTGGCTTACTGGGTAGGACCACTCCTTCTCTCTTCGCATCCTCGATTTCTCGTGCGTAATAATACTTAGTGATAGGGTTTCTATTAATGAATAGATCCGTATCAACATTTAGAATTATGTCTCGATAAATAGCGGATCGGAGCTGGGATGATAGTGGCTCTTCTGAAGAGTAGTCAAATCCGGTGTGACGTACAATCTTCATGACCTTAATCATCTCTTTAACTAGGACGTTTAGCACCGTCCAAGAAAGGTTTTGATTACGGGTTGTGAATAGTGTACTTATGTCACAAACGAGTATTGAGAGATTGGCCTCTGGCCCTTTCCCTGTGAAGAATCCTTGGAGCTCTTCTCATCTCGCCGATTGGTAAGATGTGTTGAGCCTCCTTAGAACCTCCACCTGCGGAAGGATAAGTGGCTGTGCCTCATTTTCATCATCTGTGATGATCGGATCAAAATACCAATCAAACTTAACCAGGGGTTCGAAAAGTTTTCGAGCCTTTGGTGAAGCGGTTAGTATTTTGCTAAGACCATTCAGAGCGAAAACTCGAGCAGATAGGCCTTCGTAGAAATGTTCTCCCGCTTGCGGGTGATCATAACTAGGATTGACTATCTGGATTTTAGGTGAGATCCTTCAGAGCTCCCTAAGTGGACTCATCCAAGTGGTAAAATCGCGTATTGCACAATAACTTGTGTAGTACACGGTAAACCAATTGATCGAGTAACTTAGATGATACTCGGAGGATCAACCTCGGATTAGACAGTTGATGTAGCTAGCTTGCTCTACAGGAGTTAGATCAGAGATTCGTCAACCTCTGGACCTACTCTGTAGGGTAGAAGCTAGTACATCAGTGAATTTAGCGTTAGGTCTGAGACCAGACAGGGGATAGTGGGATCACTCACTATCACCTTCTTGGTATCATCTCTTCGCGAATTCATAGCAAGTAGAAGACTTGTGTGTCTTCTGTTTACTAATGTCTACCCCGAGATCACTTATAATTTCGAGATATTTAACGGCAACCAGATCATGACAGATAACAATGTCATCCCCAAGGAGTGCGTACACTCCCTTAGGGCTGACACCGGCTCTTTTACAAGCTACTCATACACAATAGTGGTGTGTAAGCGTAAATACCGGTCATGAACTGTAAAATCCTATTGGTTGGCCTACTGCATATTTCACCTCCTGACCACGAAAGTGGAAAGGAAGTGATATTAGAGTAAGTCAACCTGTAGCGATCTTGTCATTATATATTGAGGCGATGATCTTGCTTTGCAGGACCCTAGGAAAACGATCTGTGGCACTACTAAGGTCAAACGACCAGTAATGGTGCCCAGGTTGTTTTCTCAGGATCTTTGGAGCTCTTTCTTGAAAGTAAGTACAATCACCAGGAATTCTCCTGATGACTGTCATTACAAAGTCATGAAGGGGCTTCAGTCCTGCTTGTACTCAGTATGAACCGACCCCAATTACTCTTGTCTTACCCTCTTTATCGGGGATAAGAGTGAGTTTAGCTTGCTTTGGCTCGCTAATCTCCTTGAGTTTAAGGGATTCTTTCATGACTGAGTACACAGTTGGATCATCTAGTATCTTTCTGATATCGTTTATCTTTTCCTTAATCTTCGGCCCTCCCACTATTGAGATCGACTCAATGATCTCCTCACTACACGTCCGAAGTTCTTCGTACATTGTAGTATAGGCGTGACCATTAGGTCCATTCTTAGTAGTGAAGTGCCACTTCTTAAATTCTATCTTACCTCGACCAGGTCGAGATCTGATATAATTCAGGAACTTAGGAATATCCTTATACATGTCCTCTATGTTTGTCTGCAGACCTGTGAAAGGGTCCTGCACAGACGAGAGTTCGAGTGTAAGAGGTAGTTCTAGACTCCTGGTAATGTTAAGAAGCGTAAGGATATAAGACTTAATACTCGGATCTTCTTTAATTAGATTCCGAAATTGTCTCAGTCTCTTTGGATATCCATCCTTATAGACTGCGACCTTTTCGATTCTAATAGTAGTATCACCACAAACTCATCTAGTGAAAGCAAGTCGGATTGACTTGTTGATCTGGATAGCTTGTTTGATACCTACCTGTTCAGTAAGAGTTACAAATCATGTAATATACTGGATGGAAAGAGAAGGTTTGAGTCCTACTTTAACTGCAAGTCAGATTAGAATTCGTACTTGTGGTCCAAGTTTAAGTTTATCGATAATTGAACAATTATTGATTGACTTAAACGATTGGTTCACAAGGTACAGTTCTTTTCTCGACATGTAGTTGAAATAGTGCACAGTCCACTCCGCAAGGAAGGATAGTGCGGTCTTTAAAAGGAAGAATAGATGGTGGAAGTCAGATGCTTACAGCTCGCAGTCCCGATCACTCAGTACTCTGTGTTGTAGAAACACAGGGGTTAATATAACTGTCGGTTCCGTTCGGAACTTTCAGGGGGATTAACACCAATTGTCCTCTAATGAGGACAA